GGTATCGTATTGCAGAACACGAAGTTTCTGTTGATTGTATTGAAGATCTTGAATTAGTCGATGCTGAAAGTGAGTCCCTTTGAAACCTACCAACATTATCTTTCACTGAAAAATCATTTTACTAATCCAAAATACGATTTCTTTAAATATGGTGCGAAGACCCGTGCCAGTATTACTTCTTTTAACAAAAGGAAGGATAAATACTGGTTCGAAAAAACTTCGCGTAAATATAATGATAAGGAAGTCGTAGATTTTCTTGTATCTAATTTCACTGCCACCGACAACCCGCAAAACCTATGGATTGGCGAAATTATCAATTCTGGCGAAAGAAACTACGCCGAATGGACGAAAAGACAACAGAGTTTGACATACTTATTCAAAGAGCAAAGCAACGAATTGTTATCGGAGAACGAGTTAGAGACTTTGTTCAACTGTACCAAGGGACATCCTCTAATACTCAAAAAGTTTCTAAGCGGGAGAGTATCGCTAGAAACCTTAACAATCTTCGACAAAATATTCCATTTCTCAAAAAACTTTGATAAGAAGTTAGACGACCCAGTGTGGGAATCCGTCAGTTTGAAAGTAAAAAAATATTCTCCATTCCTAAATATTGATGTGTTCAAGTTCAAAAAAATATTAAGGGAAATTGTAGATGGGTGAGTTTTTTCAATCCGAAATCATTCAGGAAGAACTGAGTGAAATCAATCGTATGCAAGAAAAAATTTACGGAAGTCTTTTGTCTTTTGGTATGATGTCCCGTGAAGAAAAACTTGAACATATTGATTTGCTCACAGACTTGCTAGAAAAGCAAAGAGTGATGTATACTAGATTATCTCTTTCAGATGATCCACAAGCGATTGAAATGAAAGAGAATCTACGCAAATCTGTTTCTATGATGGGTTTTCCATCAGAAACTAATATGCAAACTTTATTTGATAGTATGAATGCCACAATCAAATCTCTCAGGGATTATGTTGACGCCTGAGAGCATCCTTGCTATACTATCCAAGTAAATCCCCCGAATCCAAAACTATCCGAGGTAATCCAAATGTCTTTCGCAGACCTTAAAAAGCAATCCAAGCTTGGTTCCCTGACCCAAAAACTGGTCAAGGAAGTTGAAAAAATGAATAATGCAGGTACTTCAGGCGATGATCGTCTGTGGAAACTGGAATGTGATAAAGGAGGCAACGGTTATGCCGTGATCCGTTTCCTGCCTGCTCCGAATGGTGAAGACCTGCCGTTCGTGAAACTCTACAGTCACGCATTCCAAGGTCCTGGCGGTTGGTACATCGAGAACTCTCTGACCACTCTGGGTCAGAAGGATCCTGTTTCCGAGTACAACACGATGCTGTGGAACAATGGCACCGATGCTGGTAAGGAAGCAGCACGTAAGCAGAAGCGCAAACTGACCTATGTTGCCAACATCTATGTGGTCAAGGATCCTGCTAACCCCGAGAACGAAGGTAAAGTCTTCCTGTACAAGTTCGGTAAGAAGATCTTCGACAAACTGACTGCAGCAATGCAACCTGAGTTTGAGGATGAGGAAGCAATCGATCCGTTTGACTTCTGGCAAGGTGCTAACTTCAAACTGAAGGCAAAGAACGTTGCTGGTTATCGCAACTATGACTCTTCTGAGTTTGCACGTCCTGATGCACTTCTGGACGATGATGACGCTCTAGAGGCAATCTGGAAGAAGGAATACTCTCTCGAAGAGTTTATTGCTCCCGACCAGTTCAAGTCCTATGATGACCTGAAGAAGCGTCTGGACTATGTGCTCGGTATCAAGGGCACTCCTAAGTTCCAGGATCAAGAGAGCATCGAGGAGGAAGAAGAGTTCCGTCAGCAGAATCGTGCTTCAGAACCGGTTCCTCAGAATCTCAAAGATGAACTTGATAATCTGACACCTTCATCTTCTGTCGATGAGGATGACGATACACTTTCTTACTTTGCCGCACTCGCAGCAGACTGAGTAAGATGGGGAGGGCAACCTCCCCTTTTTTATGGATTTGTAACTCTGGTATTTTCTGTTCTGATTAAGTTGTCACTGACGTATTCTGAGGAACGTCCATAAATCATAATCTCTCTCATATCATTGAGGAACTGTTGCAGATATGATGGTTTCAGTAAGTAGATGGAAGATTTTTCTTGGTTCTTTCTAACTTCGTATTCATAGTTACTGATATTGACAACAGGATTCAGGTTTCCTAATGGGTTATTTGGGTTTGGAATAGAAAAGTTTTCATCAACAACTTTACCTGCAGGGAGAATCAATCTACCCTGTGCATCTTTTACTTCGGTTGTTTCATAATGATGTACTGATGCTAAACCAGTCATACCATACTTATTTTCTGCATACTTATAGAGATCACGATTTGATAATGGCCATTGATCTCTGACTCTCGTGATATTTGCAGTCATCAAAACAACCCAATCAAGTTCCGCACTTCCATAAAACTCTTCTGCAACTGTATCAGGTCTTGCACCATCTACAATTTCATACTTATCGAAGAGTGTGAATATGTTCTGCAGATCATCACGCAACTTATTTCTTCTGAATAAGTTCTTGACTGTTAGATAGTTTTGAGAAGAATTACTATCCGATAAAAAAGATTGATATTCTACCTCTGGTAGTTCTCTGAAGTATCCCATTTTAGTATCCTACTCCTGTTCCCGATGATGCATCTTCATAATCAATATCATAAACCGGTTCAATCTCTTTGAAACTTAAGTCCATAACCATAGAAACTGGTGTTCCGTCTGGATAAGTTGCATATGTTCCATCAGCAGTATAGTTAACACTGATATTTTCAAGGAAGCACTGCTTAAACTTATTTAAGAACTTATGTTCTCCCTGACCCTGACGATATCTTAACTCAAAGACATTTGGTGTACGAAGAAATGTATTTTGAGCACCTGCTTCATTAATTTCAGCATTACTACTACCAACTTTTGGTGCCATACTTTGCTTGAAACATCTTATAATATCTTTTATTTCAATTGCCTCTGTTTGACTTCTTGGAGTCATTTTAAATGAGAATCTAAAAGATCTCAAAGTTGGTCCATTAAATAAGAGTTCCATATTTGGATTTAAGATTTCACCTTGCGTTCTTGCAAGAAGTTGATTTGGTGTGATGTTAGCACCAAGCAGACCTGCTGCCTGAGATGCTAGTTGTCTAGTAAAAAATCCTTGAAGACCTGAAACTCCTCCTGCAGCGGCAAAAGTCCCTGTAGCAAATCCTTCAATCGCAGTTTTAGTTGCATCCAGACCCGATCCCATCCCTTTTTTATAAGCTGCTCCACTCTCCATAATATCTTTAATACCACCAATGGCAGCACCGGCAATACTATTCAGTTCCGAAGAACCATATTTGGCAGCATTGGTATCAGAAATATTTGATGGAATAGGAAGTAATATTGTTTTAGAGTTTTTCTTTCCCTGATTTCTTCTCGATCCTGCTTTGCTTGTAAGACTTTTATTATTAACCTCTGCCTTTGCAATCGGCACATAGTTAACAACATCGATCTGCAGATAATCTGTAGACTCTGCTATCAATGTATAAGGATATCGATAAACTTTTTTATCTGCCATTTATCTTTTTCTAACTATTTAGATCGTACATTAGCAAAAGCAAGTTCTATAACATCAGACATCTCTTCTGGGTAGATTTCATAGAGTCCACTGAACATTTGATTATAATCATATTGTCTTCTATCACGCCAGTGAAAGTTGATTCCACGAAATCCCCAAGAGAATACTTCAGTCACACCTACGAGAGGATACTGATCATATTGTATTCCTGGTGTTTTGGCATTATAAAAGAAAGTGTAATATTTTCCTGCAGTTGGAATCTTTCCACCTTCAGACAAAACTCCAATCAAACTTTCCATAATATCATCGGCAGTTTCTACTCCAACGAAACTATCAATCACTCCACGCACACGATTATCATTATCATCTGTGGGTCTTCTTCTTTGTTTTAGAGTTTTTCTTGGCATTACTTAATACCGAGTTCGTTTTCTGTAAGAACCTTAAACTCATAACCACGATCTAGGCACCACTCTTCTGCTGCCTTCCACTTTGCCTGATTCTTGGCATACTCAACGACTTCATAGATATAACCCTTAGTCTTTCTTTTTTGAACTTTGGGTTCTATACACTGCTTATATGGTTTAATCTCAATAATCATTTTTTTAATCTTACCATTATTATCCTTCACCTTGATATAGAAATCAGGGAAGTATCTGTGATATCGATTATCAACGGGAGAACGATAGGGAACAATAATTTCTTCACTTCCCCATTCTAAAATATTCTCATTAGTATCACAATATACACAAAACTTTCGCTCCCATAAAGAACGATAGATTATATTTGTTGGATCACCCTTGTATTTTTTTGGATATGAAGGTTGGTATTTTCCTTTATATGACATCTAAATAACTAATAATAAAGGCAGTCTTACAGGTATTTAGAGTGGCTCGTTCCCTTATAAGAAATATACAACCAAGAGACGTTAAAAAATTATTCGGCAACTTATCGCAGACTAATTATTATCAGGTAGACTTTTCGTCCCTTTCTACTTTTGGACCAAATCAAGAACTTATAAAATATTTGGGTGAAAAAGGTGTTGATAAAGATTTTATTTCTAGAGATGCAGGACTTCTCTGCTCTGAGGCATCACTGCCAGGGACTAGTCTTGCAACCGCAGAAGTAAAAGACAACTTCATGGGAATATCTCAAGAATTTGCACACACGAGATTATATACTGACTTTGATTTTACTTTTTATGTTGATACTGATTACAAGAGCATAAAGTTTTTTGAGGGATGGATTGATTTTATTAGTAGTGGCAGTGAAACATTGGCTCCAATAGGTGACGGAGCAAATCCTTTAAACTCAAATTATTATCGTAGGATGAGATATCCCGATACTTATAAATGCCAGACTATGACAATTACAAAGTTTGAAAGAAATGTTAGTAGTACTAATACAATAAAATATTCTTTCATTAATGTATTCCCAAAAACGATTAGTGCTATTCCTATTTCATATGGTGGTGCAGATATTCTGAAAGTTTCTGTAAGTTTTAATTATGATCGATATGCCATAGATATTTCCGGATTCTCTAAGGGTCAGCAAGGTGAATTTACAGATGTTGCACAATCTTCTTCTGCTGAACTTCAACAGTCTTCTGCTGCTAGACAAGCATCTTTAGGTGCATCCGGAGAACAAAGAAATATCTTGGGCAATTCTCAAAGCGAACTGGATCAATTACGAAGAAATGCATACTTAAACAGCACTAGAGGAAGAGTTTTTGGTAGAAGTCAATCTGCTAGAGATCTTGATGCAAGTTATGGGGTCACTAGAAATTCTCGCGGAGAAGAGATCTAAATAATCACATATGAGTTGTATCACTTAGTATGCCATTACCCAAGATTAATACGCCAACTTATGAGTTGACACTGCCTTCTACAGGAAAGAAAATTAAGTATAGACCCTTTCTTGTAAGAGAAGAAAAGATTCTGATTATGGCAATGGAATCTGAAGATATGAAGGATATTACAAATTCTATTGTTCAAATTCTTTCGGATTGTATTCTTACCGAAAATGTCAAGGTAGAATCTCTTGCAACTTTTGACATTGAATATTTGTTCTTAAATGTCAGAGCAAGATCCGTCGGAGAAACTGTTGATGTAAATATTACTTGTCCTGATGATGGAGAAACTCAGGTTGAGATGACGATTGATATTGATTCAATCAAGATTCAAAAGACTAGAGGACATAAAAATATTATCAAACTGGATGATAACCTTTCTATGAAACTTCGTTATCCTTCATTAGATCAGTTTGTTGAAAACAATTTTGAAACTGGACAGGTTGTAAGTGAAGTTGGACAATCACTCTCAATGATTACATCATGTATTGATATGATCTATAATGAGGAAGAAACTTGGGAAGCAGCAGATTGTTCTAAGAAAGAACTTGATGAATTTGTTGAGCAAATGAATACTAAACAGTTTAAACAAATTGAGAAGTTCTTCACCACAATGCCAAAACTCTCTCATA